GTTATGAAAGCAATATTAAATCTGGTGGTTTAGGTGCTAGATATTTAGGTATTGGAGGACAAAAAGAATACAGGCAAGATACTGTAACAGTATCTTTAAGAACAGTATCTGTAAGTACAGGGAAAGTTTTAATAGAAGTATTAACTACAAAAACTATATTAAGTGTTGCAATTAGCCAGGATGCGTTTCGTTTTATTTCTAATAATACGGAACTTGTAGAAATAGAAAATGGTATGGTTGAAAATGAATCTGTAAATATTGCATTGCAAAATGCTATCGAAACAGCAGTATTAGAAACTATACAAATTGGATTAAAACAAAATTTATGGAAGATACTAGATGAAGAAATACTTAATGCTATTCGTGGTTAGTTTTTTATACGCAGATAATGAGGTTTATATAGATCAAGTTGGTGCTACATTTAATCTTGATATAGAACAACTAGGTTCATCTAACATTATTGGTGGTGCTGATGCTGTATCAGGAACTATGACTGCTCTTGATTTGGATGGTACTACTATGACTTTAGATATAAACCAAATTGGAGATACCAATAAATTTTTAGGTGATATAACAGCAGATACATTTACTGGTTTTTTTGAATTTGATGGTGATGGTAATACTTTTAATATACAGGTAGACCCAACAAATACCTATGGTGCAGATAGTGGTAATTTTAATGTTGATGTAACAGGTGGCAGTAATACCTTTACTTTAGATGTTGCAACTAATGATTTAGCTAGTACATTAGATTTAGATTGGATTATACAGGGTGATAGCAATGTTTTTGATTTTGATATTGACTATGACTTAGCAACAAACTATGTTGATGTAGATGGAGATTCAAACACAATTAATTTTGACGCAGATGGATATTCAGGTGGATATTTCTATCTGGATCACACAGGTAATTCTAGAACTTTCAATATAGATCAACAAAGTACATTAGCAAGTGATTGGTTACAAATTAATTCAAATGGCAACAGTGGTACTGTTTGCGTCATTCAAAATGATGGCGGAACAAGCACAAGTTGTTAATATTGGTGATGTTTCAGAATTAACAGGAAATGCACAAGTATTAAGAGATAAGCCTTATATAGCTGAATTAGATTTTAATATTCAGCAAAATGATAATGTTGAAACAACAAATGGTCGTATAGCTATAAAGTTTCTTGATGATTCAACAGTTAAGCTAACAGAACATTCTCAGCTTACTATAGATACATATATCTTTGACCCTAATCCTACTAAATCAAAACTAGCTTTAAACTTTGCAAGTGGCACTGCTCGTTTTATTACAGGTCAATTAGGCAAAATAGATAAAGAAAACATAACTATACAAACTCCTACTGCAAATATTGCTATTCGTGGAACAGATTTTACTGCTACTGTTGATGAGTTAGGTCGTAGTTTAATAATTCTATTACCTGATGCAGACGGCATATCTAGTGGTGAGATTATGGTTACTACTGCTATGGGAACTGTAACTCTTAATAAACCTTACGAAGCAACAACAACAACTGTATTTGAAAGTACGCCAAGTAAACCAGTTATTTTAGATTTAACATTAGACACAATTGACAATATGTTAATAGTGCAGCCACCAAAAGTAGAAGTTTCTAAAGAAGAAGAAAATTCTACATCTTCTGACAATGTATTAGATGTAGATTTTTTAGAATTCAATAATCTTGATGCAGATTATTTTGCAAAAGACGAATTAGAATTTACTGAGCTAGATATTAATTTTCTTGATATAAATTTTTTTGAAGATTTGTTAAAAATTATTGATGAACTAGATAAATTAAATGAAGATGATTTAGAACAAGAACAAAGTATAACTAGAATTACTGGTACAAAAGTAGGACAAGACACTGAAACACAAATTATTACTTTAGTACAAGGTGATATTATTTCTTTGCGTAGACAAGTTGAACAATCTGTACAAGTTGATTTAAACTCAAGTCAAGGTTATACAGTTATTTTTATACAAAATGGCGTATCTAATACTGTTAAGATTAATAATGGTGGAGATTCAGTAATAAAGATAGTGCAAGGTTCGTGAAAAAAACACTTATATTTATAGCATTTATATTTGGTTTGTCATTGCCTATGGTGTATCAGACAACACCTTACCAAACTTTAAAACTTAAAACATTTGATACTTTTATTCCCAAACAAGAACCAACAGGATTTTTTACAATACTTAACATAACAGAAGAAGATGTTATTAAAGAAGGTGGTTATCCTTTTCCAAGATCAAGACTTGCAGAAATACAAAAAAAACTTTATGGAAATGGTGCAATTGGTGTAGGTTGGGTAATAGCTTTTACTGAAAAAGATAGGTTTGATGGAGATGCAGATTTTGCTATGTCTATGCGTATGACTTTTCCTACTGTTTTAGCTATGTTTAATAATGAAAGTAATAATTATCCACCAACTACAGGAACGGTTATTTTAGGGGAAAATATACAAGGTATAAAAGCTAATGGGGTAAGACAAAATATCCCTATGTTTCAAACATCAGCATCACAAGGAGTAGCTTCTGCACCTACTGAAGTTGATAATTTAGTACGACAAATACCTTTGCTTATGCAAACACCTGACGGATGGGTGGCTTCTTTTGGAACTGAGGTGCTAAAAGCATTAGTGCAGCAAAAGACTTACATCATCAAGGGTAGTGAAAACGGTATAGAAGAAATAGCAGTTAAGGGTATACCACCTACTAAATTAGATAAATTCGGTAGACAATGGATAAGTTGGGTAGATACCCCACAAACCACACTGCAAGAAATGGATGTTAAAGGCAAGTTTGTTTTTGTTGGTGTTACAGCTAAAGGTGTTATGCCACAAATAGCAACACCAGTTGGTCTTTTAGAACCACATAAAATACAAGCTGCACTATCTGAATCTATATTGCTTGAAAACAGTTCTTATGTGCCAAATTGGAATTTAACAGCAGAATTAGCTGTTTTTGTGATATTAGGCTTACTGACATGGCTTCTATTAAACGCTTTGGGTATAACATGGGGTTTAGTATTAACCAGTTTATTGCATTTATCTGTGGCTTACAGTGGTTATTGGATAATTAATAAGGGTATTTTACTTGATGTTACATGGTCTTTAATTTCAGGATTTATTATTGCATCAACTGCTTTTTATTTAAGATTCAGAGAGCAATACAAATTAAGACAACAAATAAAAAAACAATTTGAACATTACTTAGACCCTAGACAAGTAAAACAACTGCAAAAAAATCCTAATCTTTTGAAACTTGGCGGAGAAAAAAGAACCTGTACATTTTTGTTTACTGATCTTAGAGGTTTTACATCTTTATCTGAGTCTGTATCACCTGAACAAGTTACTTACATTATGAATAAAGTTTTAACTGCACAACAATTAGCAGTACAAAAACATGGTGGAATGGTTGATAAGTATATAGGTGATGCAATGATGGCAATATTTAATGCACCTTTAGACTTGCAAAATCATAGCAAGGTTGCTTTAGATTGTGCTGTAGATATTTTGCAAAATATCGAAGACCTTAATAAAGAATTAGAAGCAGATGGATTACCAAACATAGCAATAGGGATAGGAGTTAATACAGGAGAAGCAATTATTGGAAATATGGGTAGTAAAAGTAGATTTGACTATACAGCTATTGGTGATGCGGTAAATATTGCAGCTAGATTAGAAAGTGCTACAAAAGAAAAAGGAGTTAATTTACTTATTGGCGAACAAACAGAAGTTTATTGTGGATACCATTTACAACCTTTAAAGCCTATAATGGTTAAAGGCAAAGCAAAAGCACTAAAAATATTTACATGGAAATAAATGAAATTTAATTTAATAAAAAATGTAGTAGGAGCTATAGCACCTACATTAGGTTCCGCATTAGGTGGACCATTAGGTGGACAAGCAGCATCTGTTGTAGCAGGTGTACTTGGTTGCAAACCTGAACCAAAAGCAATTAATGAAGCTATACAATCAGCTACTCCAGAACAAATGTTAGAACTTAAAAAAGCTGAACAAAGTTTTGAATTGCAAATGAAAGAACTTGAAGTAGATGTATTTAAGTTAGAAGTAGCAGACAAACAAGATGCAAGAGGTAAATTTAGTAAAGATTGGACAGCTAGAGTTATGGGTATTGCTGTTGTTGGTGGTTTTATGGGTTATATATTTTTAGTAACTTTGCAACCACCAGAACAAAATAGTGAAGCATTAATAAATTTAGTTCTCGGATATCTTGGAGGATTAGCAAGTGCGGTTATTTCGTTTTATTTCGGAGCATCTGATTCAAACAAAAGGGATTAATATGAAAATATCACATGAAGGCATATCACTTATTAAAAAATTTGAAGGTTGCAAATTGCAAGCATATTATGATGCTGTTAATGTTCCAACAATTGCTTATGGAAGAACAAAAGGAGTCACAATAGGCGATACCTGTACACAGGAACAAGCTGATAAGTGGCTTGAAGAAGAGTTGAATGAATATGGTGGATATGTAAATGACGCTGTTACAGTTGAGCTTACACAAAATCAATTTGATGCATTAGTAGCTTGGACATATAACTTAGGTCCTACAAACTTAAATAAAAGTACAATGTTAATTAAGATTAATGAAAAAGATTGGGATGAAGTACCCAATCAAATAAAACGTTGGAATAAAGCAGGTGGAAAAGTATTAGAAGGTTTAGTAAGACGAAGAGAGGCTGAATCACTTTTATTCCAAGGTAAAGAATGGATAGAGGTATAAAATGCCATTTTCTAAATTTGTTTTTAAACCAGGAATAAACAAAGAAGGAACAAATTATTCTAATGAAGGCGGATGGTTTGACTCTGATAAAATTAGATTTAGAAAAGGTAGACCTGAAAGAATAGGTGGTTGGGCAAAAAATTCATCTAATTCTTTTATTGGAACTTGCAGAAAAATTCATGTTTATAAAGATGCGGATCAAATTCAATACAATTTATTAGGAACACATAAAAAATTATATGTGCAACAAGGTAATAATTTTTACGATATAACTCCTATAAGATCAACTACAGCAGCAGGAGATGTTACTTTTGCAGCAGTAGATGGAGATGCAACACTAACTGTTTCAGATACTGCACACGATGCAGTATTAGGAGATTTTGTTACATATACTGATGCAGTTAGTTTAGGTGGAAATATAACTGCTACAGTTTTAAATCAAGAATATGAAATTGCAAGTATTATTGATGCAGATAGTTATACCATTGAAGCAAAAGATACTGATGGTAGCACAGTG